ACCGATGTTGCCGCGCTGAAGCCTTATTGGTTGAGGTTGAACGGTTGACTTGGAAAGAAACAACTGCGGAAAAGGCAATCGCGGAAATCCGTAAGTTAGTCTCAAACGCTACTGGCTAGTATGCGCTGTTGGCTCGGATTTCACTTGTGGGAGCTTCGCCAAGTTGGCGAGCGTCCGTTTTGGGGATCGAAGATTCTAGGATGGGTATGCAGGCGATGTGGCAAAGAGAGTCGCTAACGTGTCGCCAATGACGAAAAGTATGATATTATACAGTTTGCAGAGTGTTTGCCCCGGCCATGAGGTGAAGCTTCGACCGCGCGGGTCGCTCCTAAGAATCCGGCGGATAAACAGACAGCTCAGCAAAGCCATTGCCTAGCATGGAGAACTGCCGGATGGGAGCTAGGACCGTAGCCCTGAAGGCACAAATCATAGAGTGAGCGCTTAATCGGAAGAATAGGACCATGACAGAGATTGAAGAACTCCGGCGGGAGGTCGCCGACCTCCGAAAATTGGTCGAGGCGGTTATTAACAGACCATGCGTCTACGAGGCGAGAACATGGGACGGAAGAATGTTTGGTGGTGACCGGGCATGGTGTCAGACGCATGGTTTCGACTGCCCGAATCTGGCAGTCGGGCGCTAATCATTGGATCATGCAAAACGCAGAGATATTAAGGGACTTGCGGAATGAGGATATGTCCCGTCTTTGGCGGGAGATTAAGCGATTGCAGAAATTACTAGAGGCCAGGAATAAGACCATCAGAAAGCTTCGGAAAAGCATATCTAGGTAGTCAACAGCAATTGCCGATGCCCGAGAGCATCACCCCGATCAGCACCGCAATGGCAATGAGGATGGCAACCCAAATCACACCGCGATTGCTGCCGAGCGGCGCTGGCCACCACGCCATCATCGCTTCTCGGGCTTCATGATACTCGGCGTATCGAGGCCCAGCGACGAGCCGATATAGCGCCCGCCGAAGAACGACCGGTCGGCCAGCAGCAGCAGCGCAATCAGCGCCACCGCGAATATCAGATACCTGACGATGTCGATGATCGGCGCGGCGATGCCCATGTTGGCCGCCAGCCAGCCCAGCAGAATATCGACGATATAGAGCACCACCAGCAGCACGATAATGCCAACGGCAAAGCCGATGATGCCTCCGGCGGTAAGCGCCGCGCCCCCGCCGCCAAACAGAACACCCTTGATGGCGAGCAGGATAACCACGGCGAGCACGACGCCGATGGCGATCTTGGCAATCTTCTTCATGGTCGCATCGACCTTCATCCAGTCGATGGTGATGAAGAACAGCGCGCCAACGCCGCAGATGACGATCAGCGTGATGACAAAATCAATCAGCCCTGAGCCAGTCATTGTTTCCTCCTTGCGTCAGATCCATGTCGGCGCTGCCGTCTCGCGCTCGTACTGCGCTGGCGGATCGAGCCGGTGGATTGCGTAAAGAACGCCGCAGCATCCCGGTTGTTCGTCCATTTCGTTGGGGTCGAACTTGCCATCGGCAACATACTTGCCGGGCTGCTGGATTGAAGTCCCGGCCCAGAGGTACGGGCTGGGTATCGATGGGTTCTGATTGTAATAACCAAGGCCATTGTATTTTTCTAAATAGAACAACATTTTTTCCAGCCGCCAGTCAGGCACTTCGGTCAGCCCATCGTAGGTCAAAGCATCGACAGCGCCCTCCTCCCAACTGTCGAAGGGTCCGCGTCCTGCGGGCACCAATGTCGTAACCTCGTCGAGCGGTTCACCGTTCCCCAGATAAGTATCGAAGTCGCAATCACTCTCCCGCCTGTGAATGGCGGCGATCATCATCCACGGCACCCCGGTGTCGCGCTCGACGCCCTGGTAGCGCGACTTGTTGGCGATGGCATGCTCGCCCAGTTCCCTGAACGTCGTCTTCCACTCGGCATTGATCGCCTCCATTTGATCCCATTGGGATGCGTACACAGGCCACATGGTCCCGTAGCTGAATGACATGACAGCCTCCTAGCAGCTTGCGGGCGACCACTTCAGCGCATCGGCGCGGGCGCGTTGATAGACAACGATCGAATTCTGCAACCCGGCAGAAGCACGATGCGGCTGGTCGCGCGCGTCCTTGAGCCAGATGGTGAACAGATGCTTCATGTTGTCGCGAAACGCCTCGTCAACCGCCGTCAGCACTTGCGCGCGGATGTGGACGCGGTCCTCGTCGGTGACGCAGGTTGGCACTAAAGGCTGCGCCGCTATGCTTCTCTCGTAGACCGCGACACCGGCCGTAATCGCGACAGCAAGAGAGATGCCAGCCACAGCCCTGATGCCATCCCTGATTGCCATTTCATTTCTTGCGCGCGGGCTTGCCGGACGGTCCTGCCGCTTTGGCTACAAAATCCGTCAGCGTTATTGGCGGCTTGCCCTCCAGCACCAGCAGGCGGTTCTCGTGGTCATAGAGCAAGGTCGCTTCCGGCTGCGCTTCCGGCGGCACCGCAGGCGGCGGCACATACGGATCGGGCACGCCGCCATCGACAAGCCATTGTTCGTATTCTTCCCGGTCGCGGTTGGCCGGATCGTTGGGGATGAATGCGCCGTCCTCCGCGCGGATGACGACATCGGTTGCGGTGAGTTGATATTCTGCCATTAGAGCCTCGCGTCCAGCGTTAAGTCGTACAACGTTTGCCCAAACCCCGTGGCGGTGACGAGTACCTGAGTCCCGACACCGTTTGGCGTGCTTGACGTTGCAACAATGGTATTGACGTTGGAAGAAGACGACAGATTTGAATAAGTCATAGTCGGATTTGCCCGCATTGGGTTGATCGTAATGCTATGAAATATGTTGTTAGTTGCGGCGTTGTATCCGCTGATAATCAAGCCGCTGTATTTCTGCCAATATCGCTTGCACGTCACCAACTCCTGATCGTAAGGCCGCATCACGAACGGCGAGCGCGCGGCGGATGGTGCCTCGCTGCCGGGAAGAATAGTAACGCCACTGGCATGAAACGCGCCTGCTGTTGTAGCAACGCCATTCACCTGACCGGACGCGGCAATATAGTTTCCAGCACTCCATGTGTTTGCGGCGGGCGCTATGAATGTTGTGCCTGATGCCAACGTAAATGAGAGAGTAATCCCGATGGTGTTGTCTACGGCCCAAGTACCGGTCGTGTCGCCTGGGACGGTGACTGTGTTGTATTGAGAAACGCCAGCAGTGACTTGTGTATATGTTGTAACGTAAGAACGTGTTGCTGCGGCATTGCGAATAGCAATGCTATAGGTACCCGCCGGGTTATGATTTGACCAAAAGCTAATGGTCATAGGCTGTGCGTTTGCCGTGCCATACCCCAATCGAGCAGCACGGTAACCTTCAATTGCTTGCATAACGAACACACAATCGCCTGCCGTCATTGTTGCTTGTGCTGTTGATGGGCCGACGTTGATTATGTTTGGCAGGCCGGGAAATATGCCGGGAGAGTTTGCTTGACTGGCAAAAATAACTGATGTGCCTGCCTTGGTAATTGCCCATCCATCGCAAAAGTAACCATTGGTGCTTCTACCTGTTGCCCCTAATTCCTGACTAACCTCCATCGCGCCGTTGATTTGCAAGCCGCCGTAGGCCATCGCGTCGAACGGCGCGGCGTAGATGTTCTGCCGCGCCTGCTGCTGTTGCGCGGCGGTGAGCGCCTGAACCGTATCGTAGCGCACGTTGCCGAGAGCAACCGCAGCCCACTTCTCGCCGTCCCATGTGTAGACAGGGACGCCGGGCACGGCGGGAGAAGGGTAGACTTGGTTGAGAGTTGGTGAAGCGGGAAAATCGAGTGCCATAACTATACCTTACCTGCTGAAGCAGCAACCCACTGAGCCGTATCTACGTCCCGGTAGTAGACATACAGTTGCCCATCCACTGTACTCCACCAAAGCGCACCATCGGGCGGGTTAACTGGTGGCGTTGAACTTGTTGTACCGGTCGCATCATGGCTCCACGCCCCCCACACACCGGCAACTTTCTGTCGCACCCATAACTGTCCCGGAACGACGGTGACGCCGGTCTGATCACGGGCATGGATGACGACGTTCTGATTGGCTGGCGGAATAGCCGGGATGTCCGAAGAAATCACCACGCCGACAAAGGCATGACCATCTATAGGAGACCCAGTCGCCGTGATGTCGGAATAAAAAGATCCCGGCTGAAAAAGGAACGAGTCGTAGTTGTCAACTTTCTGACTGGACTTCTCTCCGCTAAGATTAACCAGCGCCCCGTCAGCATTATTTGCACCCGTGCCCCCGGCAACAACTGGGCGTGGCGTGTTGAGGTCCGTTTCGACATCGTGCGCGAACGTATTGTACTTGTTGCTCTCAATCGTCGTGTCGGGAACGCCCTCGGTGCCGGGAGGGATCGAATAAATGCCTGAAACATTGCGCATTAAAATCTCCTATTGCCCTTCAGGGAGGCGCACGTTTCCTGTCCAAGGATTGTATCCGCTCCTGCGAAGGTTATGCGCTGTGATCCTGTCCGCTACGCTCTGCACATCAGATGGTTCTCTTGCCATCAAAGCCTTGGCAATGGCGCTGCGTTGCGCCTCGTTCTCGCCCTTGGCCCCGCGCAAAAACAATTCATAGGCATTTCGTGCAAGGCCAAATGGATTTCCATGCGCAGCAGAGCCAATAGCCCCTACCAACTCAGCGCCACCGGGCGCGGATGTGATGTCAGCAAGGTTTTCCGCCGTGGACGACCCTCCGCCCGCAGCTTTGGACGTTTTCTGCATTTCTTCTTCGCGGGTCAGGAACTGGCGTAACTGGTCCGGTTTTACCTGCTGTGTGACGGGATCAACCTGCCTAGGCCCCTGATACAGCGACAGTGCGTCCAGTTCCTGAGAACCCTTTGGCACTTTCTGGCGCAGATATGCCGGGAAGTTGCCGGTACGCTCCAGTTGCTCGCGCACCTTGTCAGCTACGCCAATACGGACGCCTTGTTGCTCTGCTGTTGGAAGCGCCGCGAACGCCGGGATAGTGTCTGCCGGTCGTCCTCTGGTGACCATGTCGCGCCCCTGCTGGACGGCGTCCTTGACCTCCATCGGGCCGCGATAGGCAGCACGAGCCTCGCGATAAGCCGGATTAATAGCGTCTATTTCCGCGAGCAGCCGGTTCTTATAATCTGCCAGCGCCGCGCCCCTTGCATTCAACTTGAATGTTGCAGGGTTGACTTCGCCCTCGATCATCTTGTCGAGGCCAACCTTGAGCGTGTGCAGTGTCTGCATATTCGGGACGCCGCCGATAACAGGATCACCGGCCTCGTTGAAATGCGTGATGGCGGCGTCTTTTGGATTAAACGGGGTATCAGTACCGGCGGATCGCAGACGCTGCACCTCGACGCCCTGTTTCAACCCAGCCGATGCTATCGGGTCGTCCAAGAATTGCTGGATGCGTGGCGACCAAGTCGGAGTTTGTTTGGCTTGACTGTAAAGCGGGGCGCTTGCTGTTTCTGCCTGTTGAACCAAGGATTTTTCAGCCGCCGCAGCCGTTGTCGGCGCTCCCAGTGCCTTGCCGACTTCGGTGCCTGTCCGCATCGGCATGTTGAGATCGCGGGCTGTCAGGAAGTCTGTGATCTGGTCACGCGCCTCTCCCGGCACCTTGGCCTGAGCAGCCAGCTTGCGTGCGCCCTCTTTTCCCAATGCATCGGCAAGCGTATAATCAGATTGTCCAGCCGCCTGTGCGTTCGCTATGCGCTGAACGACATCGGGCATGCTCTCGCCGCTGTCGCGATAAACCTTGGCGAGTTGTTCGGTTGCTATGTTCTCTGGATCGCGCAGGCGCGGCGTCTGCAAAATCCTGCCAACGGGAGCGGCTACTGCGGCAATAACCGGCAACGCCGCGCCAACACCCGCGCCAACTAGGCCGCCCATCTCAGCGCCCTTGAAACGCTCATCGAATGTGTTGCCCTCGCCAGCTCCGGCTGCGGCTCCTATGGTGCCAGCCTTGAGGACGTTGCGTCCGTAATTGTAAGGGCCGACTGCCGCTTCCGGCAGCGCACGCGATGTAAATGGAATAGTCGCCGCTCGTGTCCCGCCAAATGCGCCAGCACCAGTTGCCAGCCCGCCCAGAACCTCGGTGGCGGCACCCAGAGGACCGGCGGTGTTCTTTGCTGCATTTTCTGCCGACAGATCCTGCGCCGCCTTGGTGTATTTGTAGGCTTCCGGGATGGAGACGCCGCGCCTGACCGCCTCGATCGGCGACAACGCTCCCGCCATCAATTCGTCGGTCCAGTTCAGACCAACGCCCTTGCCCAGACGTGCCGTGTAACCTTCCGGCAGGACATTCTCGGCACCGGCATTTATGAACCGTTGGCGGTCCTCAAGAGCCGCTTGCCGGTATTTATCCGGTGGCGCTGGCGTGACACCGGGGATGGCCTGATATGGCGCAACTGACTTCGGAAAACTTTCCCACGGGGAAGCATCATTTGCTGGCGCGGGAGCGCCTCTGGCTGGAGAAGCCACCGGGTTCTGAAAATCTTCCCAAGGGCTCTGTTCACTCATCGGAATTTCTTCCAACTCATGGGGCTGCTCGGATCACCACCAATATATTGATGGTCGCCTTTCACCTGTCCTATGTCGGGGGCATACGATGAGTTGTCTCCAGCGCCCCGCCATGCCGTGACCGGCATGTTGACCTTGCGCTGCGCCAGTTCCAGATCGCGGCGCAACTGGGTTTCCAGGTCGTTCATTGCAGCTTCCCAATCTCCCCTCTTTTGATCGGTAGCCACTCTGGCTTGTGCCTGCTCGGTCTTTTTGCCTTCGACCTCGGTGATGGAACCGCCCCCCTTCAGGGTCTGGTACCCGGTAAGGAAGTTTTTGCCTTGGATTTGCTGCATGATCTTTCCGAAACCGGCGGCATCGGTCCACGGCAGTTGCTGCGCTATCGATGCACCCGTGCCGACACCATACTCGTTACCGGGATGCCTGCGCGCCAACTGGATTGTCGCGATTGCGTCATTGAAGTCTGGCACCGCCTTTTGGACCGCCTCTTGTGCCTTCGACATCAGAGGCCCTTGCAGCTTGCTCCATTCCTCCAACGACTGGTCCGCCGGTTTGGCTGGCGGCGTCGGAATGCCGGTGCGCTGCGGGCTTTGGTCAGTGCCAAGGCGCGGATCTGGACCGGCTTGCGGTTGCGAAACAGGGACGGCCTGCGATTGCACTTGCGGAGCGGTTGGCCCCTGCTGTCCAGTGATGATGCCCTGCGGCTTTTTCAGTGCATCGAGATAGGCATTTGTCAGATCTTCCTGTGCCTTTGGCAAACCTATCGTGTAGTCGCGTTGTTTCAGATCATTGGCTTTCCACAGTTCGTACTTGCGCGCGAACTCCTGGTCCTGCGCCGCCTTCATCTCGGTGTAGATCTGCATCGCCGTCGCCTTGGTCTGGTCGCTGCGATACGGATCGGCGGCCACCCTGCGGTAGTGGATCATGTCCGGCGTCGGCTGCGGCGGCTTGGGCTCCTCGCCGTAGGCAGGGAAGGGAGGCACCTGCGGCCCAATACGCGGCGGAGACAACGGCACTTGCGGCGCTGTCGGCGGAGCTTGCGCGACCTGCTGCGGCGGCTGTACTCCATTCTGCGCCAGCAGTTTCTGGGCCACGGCATCGCGAACTGCACCGGTTGTCGCATCCGGTGCCGTGTCTGGTGCTGCCGTATCCGATGTCGGCATGCCGCCAAGGGATGCGACCTGGACAGGCCGGTCGCCGCCCTGCGCGGCAGCATTCGCGGCAGACGCCGCCACCTGATCGCGCGACACCAGCGGAATGTTGAAGCGGCGCTGATACTCGGCAACGTGTGTGCCAAGCGTGTCCTTGCGATTGGGGTCGTTCATTCCATTTTCGCCAGCAAACCACGCAGCAGCCGCGCCGGTTGGGCCGTACTTGGCAAGATATTCGCCGCCCTTCCCGCGCGCGACCTGGTCCTGCGCATCCTTGTCGGCAAGAAACTCTTGCGGCGTCATCTCCTCGCCCAAATATTTCTTCGTCCACACCGGGACGTTCTCGCCCATGACCTGATACTTGCCGTAAGCGTGATCGCCACGGCGAGAAATGGGACCGACCGCGTTGTATGGGTCTTTTTCAGCACCCGTTTCGTTGCGGGCCGCACGCTGCATCCATTCATCGATGGACATCTGGGGCTGTTGCGAGGCTTGCGCCGTCGTGAGCGGTTGCGTTGTTTCCGTGGCGTCAGGTGGGGCGGCATACGCCAGTGCCTGCGTTGCAGTGTCGCCCGTGTCGCCATCCATCGATGTGCGCCCGGCAGGCGCACGCGGGACTGCCGGGGCGACTGACGGGGCCGGTGGCGGAACCGCGCCGCTCGGCGGCCGCAGTGCCGCTGCGTCTCCTGCCGTCTGTGCACCTTCGGCGCGGGCAACCTGAGTGTTGAAATAACCCTCGCCAAGTCCCTCGCCCAAGGCAGTCAACCCCTCGCCGATCGTCTTGGGATACGGCCGGTTGCGCGTGGCAAGAGCGATGGCAATCTGGCGGCGGGCCTGAAGCTGCGCGGCAGTGAGCGCACCCGTCCTCGGGTCGTCGGAGAAGATCGTGCTGTATACGTCCGACATAAATTGCCCCTACTTCGTAGCCGTATTGAACGCGCCGCCGCGGCCCAAGCCGCCAGCGAAGCCGAACAATCCGCCGATGATGTTGTTGGCCGTCGCCGCCTGCTGGTTGCTCGCCGCCATCTGCTGGTCGAAGTTCCGGTTGATGATCCCGGCAACGTCGGTGGTCGGGATGGTCGGCCCTCCGGTGTTGAGGAAGTTCGGCATTGACACCTGCGATCCCGACAGCAGCGAGGAGATCTCGTTGATCGGCTGGTTGCGCAGCGCGAACTGCTCGCTGAGATACTGCTGCCGCGCCGCGTTTTGCGCGTTGAACGCCGACTGCGCCTGCTGGAAGTTCTGCGCCTGCGCGGCGTTGGCGAACGAGCCAAGTTGCGCCTGTTGCGCAAAGTCCTGCTGCTGCCCTGCGTTATAGAATTGCCCGCGTCCGAATGCCTGCTCGTACTGCTGCTCCGCCGCCTGGTTGGCGAACGTGCCGCGCCCCTGCGCCTGCTCGTAGGCCTGCTGCTGTCCCTTGTTGTAGAACTCGCCAGCCGCCTGCGCCATTTGCGACAGCCGCTGCTGCTCCGCACCACCCTGCGCGATCACGCCCAGCCGGGCGTCGTTGGCCTGCATCGAGTAGTTGCGCATCGCGTTTTCGTAGGCGGGCGATCCGTACAGGATGCCCTGATCGGACAGCTGCTGCTCGTACTTGTTGCGCTCGACTGCCAGTGACGGGTCGAGCCGCTGCATCAGGCCGCTTTCGATGCGCTGCCGGTCGGCGGAGAAGTCGTCGCCGTGCTCATAGGTCTGCTGGATGGCTGGCGCTGCCCCGAACGTACTGGATGTCGGATCGCCACCGGCAAAACCCGTCATGGGGCCAGCGCCGCTGTCGAATGTTGTCTGCGCCTGCGGCGCGTTGGTCAGCGAGCTGACATCACCGAATGACGGTGCGCCGGTCGTCGGATTAAACGTCGTGGCGAACTGCTGGTTCAGCCGCTGCGCTTGCTGATTTCCGGTCAGAGCAAGATTATATTGCGCCTGCTGCGACTGATCGAAGGTCGCCTGCGCTGTCGGGTTGAGCGTCTGTGTCGCCGTGTATGACGGCACGAACTGACCACTAAGCGGGTCGGTGTAGCCTCCGGTCTGGCTGTAATTCAGATTGCCCTGCGGGGTGACCTGATCGACATGACCAAGGTTCGCGTTGGCGACCGCCGTTCCCACGTTTTGCGCGGTCTGTGCCTGCGCGGTGGCAGCTGGATTCGGAGGACTTGGAGTGTTGAACAAGAAGCTCATGCCGCTTCCCTCTCTCTGCGCATGTTACGGTACATCCGCTTCGCCAGCCTGCTGTCCAGCCACTGATCATCGGTCAGCGTGCAAAGCACGCCGTCCTCGCTGCGCCCGTACAGGCGCGGAATAACCGTGAGATTGAAATTCATTCGGGCAAATTGACTAAGCAGGTACTCGTTCTCGACAGGGATGCGGGCGTACAGCATCTGGCATCCGCACTCGACAAACGGATACTCGAACAGGCGTCGATAGGTTGCTCTGGTGAACCAGCGCGGCGTGATCGCCCTCGCGCCCATCTCGATCGTCTCGGCGTCGGGGTCGTAGTTGTAGTAGACCAGCCCGGCAATCAGCCTGTCGCCATCAATCACGCCAATGGTCTTGCAGCGGCCAAAGCTGCCACCGGCATGCTCCTGCTTGATGAACTGCGCGACTTCATTGTCGTGGTTGTAGACGAACTCGATCATAAGACGACCCCTTGATCCTGGCCCATCATCGCCTTGGCGATGGCGTCACGCTTGTCCTTGATGTCTTTCTGCCGCTGCACCTCCTGCACCATCGCCAGCTGCTGCCTCGGCAAGGATACAATGTCGTCGTTGGTAAGAGCGCCGCTCGGTACACTACTGGGTACATCTGCTGGCACACCTGCCGGAATGCCCGATATGGCCGCAGGTGCTTGTATCTGTCCCGGAGGCGGTGCGTTCTGTGCAACCTCGATCGGTGATGCAGGCGGTGCGGCTTGTGGAGCCTGCGCGACTTCAACCGGCGGAGCCGATGGCGCGTATGTCGCGGGATCGAATATCGTCGGATCAAATTCCCGCGTTGAGGGGTTCTCACGATCGGCTTTTTCCAACTGTGCAACCTCAACCGGCGGTGCCGGTTGTGCAGGGTTCATTGGCGTCGGGTCGAACAAAGGCGACATCGGGTCTTGCAGTTCCGTGAGCTGCGAAGTCTCAACCGGCGTCGTTGGTGCCGCAACCGGCGCAGACGGTTCCTGCATGGCTGCGAGCGGTGAAGTCTCAACCGGGGCGGTCGGCTGTGCCGCGAATGTTTCCGGCACCCCGAAGGGATCGTCTTCTTTTTTGTCTGGCGTGGTCCCGAACTGCGCCGCTATTTGCTCCGGTGTCTGGGTGACGCTGATGGTTGAAACAGGTGTAGGCGTCATTGACTGCGGCTGGTCGGTCTTCGTTGTCGATTGTTGTTCCTCCTGCACGGACGGCTGCGCCGCCTGTTCCAGCTCCTGGTTCATGCCGGGGGCTGCGGCAATAGCGGCTTGGGTTGCCTGCTCCACGGGCTGCGCGCCAAAAAATCCCGGCTCTATTCCGAAGGTGTTGAACGCCTCCTGCTGCGTCTCGAACGGATCTTGCTGCTGCGCTTCTTCGGTCTGATCGCTCTTGCCAAGGGCTTCCGGGGGTACAGCGCCCGGCTGGCTCGGCTCTATCCGGTCCTGGTCCTTGTTGGGATCGGTGTTCTGGAACGGGTCGTAGGTCTGGTCCTGCTGCATAATATCTTCGTTGACGGGGCTCGCGGCCTGCGCCTGACCGACAATCGCATTGGTTATTGCGTCTACAATTTCATTGAACGTGCCGAAGCCGGGTTCGACGGCGTTGGGTTCCTGATCCTTTGACTCCGCTTTGTCCTGCTGCGCCGAGGCGACAACATTGATCTCCGGAAGCGTGATGTCTGGCGTTGGTTCGGTGGGGACATCAAAACTAGTTGGAGCCTCGAGCGGAGCGGCTTCCGGCACGTCTTGCTGCGCTGGCTCCGGCTCTGCACCATAGTCGGCGTAGCCGGTGGGAGCAGCCTCGAAACTGAAATCAGCTTCAGGATCTGCGGCGGGGTCGCTTGCCTCTGCCTCTGCCTCTGCCTCGCCACCACCTTCGCCATCGCCACCACCTTCGCCATCATCGCCGCCAGCATCGTCGCCGCCATCGCCGCCGTCTCCACCGTCTCCACCACCGTCATCTCCGCCGCCGTCTCCTCCATCGCCTCCGCCATCTCCGCCGCCGTCTCCTCCACCGCCATCTCCGCCACCACCATCGTCAAAGCAGACCAGCGGGCTGGTGCCGTCTGGCCGCTCGATGCACATCCAGTGCAGCAGTTTCAGCTTGAGGAACAGGTCTTCCATTGCTCTCTCACACGTTTGCTGCCATGCGCAGATAGGTTGCCGAGATCGACACGAGCTCGACGGTGGGCCGGACCTGCTGCTCGACGGTCACCTGCACAATTGGCGCATGCGAAAATCCCGTCTCGCCAATCGACACCCACATTGTATTTTTGATTGCCGGAATACTGGCACCGGGCTGGTCCCAAAGCGCAGTGTCCCACAGCCCCTGATCCCACACATCAAGCGCACCGGGATCTGGACCCGGAGGCGGCGGGGCCGGTATCAGGAACTGATAATCGACGGTTGCCGCGAGTTGCGGTTGAAACGGCTCGTGGGCAGAACTAAAGAACGCCGCCCGCGCCTGAAACCACGTCACTTGATTGGGAGGAACCTGAAACATCTCCCAGCCGCCAACCATCGTGCAAACATAGTTGATGCCATCGTCGGTTCCGCCGCTTTCGGCCTGCATGATCCTGCCGTCCTGCGTGCCGAAAAACAGCGAGCCGTGCAGTTGCATGAAGCACACCGCGTCCCAGCCGGTGTAGCGGCACCATGCCCCGGTTTGCACATTGCTGACGCCGACAGTCGAGGATTTAATGGGAAAGATACCAGCTACCGTTGAGCCTGCTCCGGGGAAACTGAAAATCAGCGCATTCCCCTCGCTCCATTTGGTGAGCATCGTCGGATACGTTCTTTTGACGTTGTGCTCCAGCGTCCACAGGTTTTGGATGTTGTAGGTGATCGCGGCAAGCGACAACGCCGACACATCCTTCTGCATCGTCGCCGTCAGCGGCACGATGCCGTCGATCGTCGAGATTAGGATGTCGCCGCCCAGCTTCTCGTGCCCGTACTTGCTCAATGGCGGCGAGATGTCGTAGCAGCCGTCCTGCTTCCAGTTGGACGAATCGGTCGGGTCGGTGCCGGTGAATACGGCGATCTCGCCCATATCGGTGACAAAAATGCATTTGTCGTCGGAGCCAGCGCCGCTATCCACGGTCCAGCTCGCGCCAAACAGCAGCGAGCCGCCGCGCTTCATTGCCCCAGATAGCGGAATAAAAACCAGTTCGCCGCCAACGGCATGCACCGGCAGACACCATGCGTTCATGGTGCCGCCCTGCACGAAGAACAGACGGTTGGCGTGCTTCCAGACGTGGGTCAGGCCCTGACCGTTCTGCACGATCGTCGGAGCGTCGATCGGCCCGGTGATGAAACTCGTGTTGTCTGACGCCCGCTCCAACGTCCATTGTCCCGGCGTCGCGATGCGGGCGTCGGCAAACGTGCCGGTGCCGGGACTGGTGTGCGCGACGAGACATTTCCAGCGTGTATTGTCATCGGTGTCGAGCGCACGATCGCCAACGGCATAAGCCGTGCTGACCGCCCAATCGGCTGGCGTGGTTGTCGAGAGATACGCCCACGATGCACCGTTGTAGCGCCGCACATAGTCGCCCGCGTCGTTGACGATGATCAGGTAGTCCCCGCCCGTATTGGCAAGCTGCGCCGCGCTGTAGTTTCCGTCCGTCTGCGTGCCAAGACCCGTAACCTCCACCGGACTGTCGGAAAACGATACGTCGAAGAGCCGTGTCACAGTGGCTGCAAACATGCGCTGCACGGAACCGCTGACGTACTCGAACCCGCTGCGCACGACCTCAACCGGGTCAGGCAGCGTCAGCCACCGTTCTGTTCCTCCGCGCAGCTTCAGTCCCTTCTGCGTCGGGAACCAGTTGTCGAGGATCACCGCACCGCCCGGCTTGGTGTAGGCCCAATTCTCGTTTTCAATGACGCCGCGAATGGGCGCAGGCAGCGTTATGCTCTGGTACTGGATCGCCATTTCGCCGGGGACAGGCTGACGCCTGAATGCTGCGTGTCCGCTCATGGCGAAGCCTCCGCGCGCGCGGCAACCGCAATCCACGCCGTGGAGTTGCCGTCGTTGTAACGGAGATAAAGCAGCCCGTTTGTGCTGCTGAACCAGAGCGCACTGTCGGCGGCTCCAACCGGCGCGGTGGCGGAAACGAGCACACCCATGGACGGGCCCGCGGGTCCCTGTATTCCTTGCGGGCCTTGAATACCCTGCGGCCCCTGTGGTCCCGGCACGGTACTCGCGGCACCGGCTGGCCCAGTTGCGCCGACCGGTCCCTGCGGACCTGTCGGTCCCGGCACGCTCGAGGCGGCACCGGCAGGACCGGTTGCACCTGTCGCACCCGGTGGTCCTGTCGCACCGGGGGCTCCGGCCGGTCCCTGCGGTCCCGGTATCGTACTGTCTGCGCCCGGCGTTCCTGTTGGTCCCGGCGGCCCTTGCGGTCCTGTCAGCCCCGGCGGTCCCGGCACCGTTGAGGCCGGGCCTTGCGGACCCGTTGGCCCCGGCGGTCCCGGCACGATGGAAGCAGCGCCAGTTGGTCCCGGCGGCCCCGGCGGGCCTTGCAGCGCGACGTTGTAGAGGGCGCGTTCGGCTATAAAGGCCACGGCGCAACCCCCGTATAAGCCTGATTGCCGCGCAGCCGTCCGCTGCCGATAATGATCGGCGCTGGCTGATCAGCGCCCATCGCCATCGTCAGCGCATCGGAGTAGGTGCCCATGTCCTCGGCGTACGGCGATCCCTTGTTCGCCTTCCACTGCCAGATCATGCCCAGTTTCAACAGGCGGTCGCCCAAGAGGAACGTGTCGGCGTCGGTCATGAACGTATCGCCCTGCCCGCCGCTGCCGAGCGCAATGCAGTTCTTGTCGAGGTAGGCGTAGGTCGCGTTCTCGCCCACCGGCATGACCGGCGAGATAAGCATCTGCCCGCCGAGGATCGTCCACTCGCCCAGGCCGCTGATCCAGCCGCGCGCACGCCGGTTCAACCACTCGTCGGCGTCCGAGATGAACACCATCGGCGTCTGCGTGTTTGACGATCTCCAGACGTTTGCCGTGAGCAGCATGCGCTTGAAGTTGGCGGGGAGGTCAAACATGGTCGTGCCGACAAGAACGCCTGTCGGGTCCGGCGGCGGCGGAATGATCGTGCCGTCGCCGGTAAACGTGCCCACAACCTTGAGCCGTCCCCACTCTCTGGTGTCGTAGGCAATGCGCTGCGCCATCTCGTTGGCGAGCGACAGCAGTTCACCCTGCGTACGGGGCTGCACCGATGGCGAAAACATCGACACTGGCGGATTGACGCCAACGGCAAGTGATACGTCCCTGATCACGCTCAAGAGAGACATAGCCACCTCATGCTGCCACGCTGCTCTTATGATCCTCTGCCATGCGGATCAGCGTCTTGCGCGACGGGTTACCCTTCGGAGAAACGCCGGTCAGCGAGCGGACATGCTCCTTGAGCTGCGCGTCGGACATGCCGTCGAACTCGCTCGGCGGTCTGTCTTTGGCCATCAGCCTGTTGTCTTCCTCAAGCACTTCGTTGCGCAGCCTGATCGTCTCAAGCTCCGCCTCGAGCCTGGTGATCCTCGCCGTCTCGTTGCTGCTCTCCAAAAACTCGATGGTTTTGTTCTTCATCTCGCGCCCGCCGGGACCAAGGTTCTTGAGTTCTGCCCCGTCCACGATCGCCAGCGCCTCCGCGGTGTAGATGTTGAGCGCGCGTAATTCAGCCCGCTTGCCTTCGGTGAGGAACGGCAGGTAGTCGATCGGCGTCCCCGACTTGGTCTGCTGCTGGCTTGCCTTGAACTGCTGGTACTGCTTGGAGAACCGCTCGGCGTAAGTGATGGCGGTCTGCTCTCCGGTGACCGGATCGACATCCCAGTGCGAGCGGTCAGTCGCCGGATAAACGCCGTAGTCGCGCGAACCGGGATGGCGAACCTCGACCTGCTCCATGTCGTCGAAGATCGGTCGCCCTGCTTCCGCAGACTTGACGTTGTTCTTCACGGTGCCGTTGCGGAAGATCGCAACCACCCCTTTGTCGTTCGGTACCATTTTCGTTTGCCCTTCCTGTTGGTAAAAAGGCGGATGCCGAAGTGACCGGAAGGCTAACCAGCCCGGCACCCGCCCCTCTCTCGATCCAGCCCGCGTCAACAAACCGGATCGCAAAGCTCTGTTCAGTTCTCCAAATCAATCGTATCGATTGCGCCTGTTCTTCCGTGATTGACATGGAAGCCTAGTATTGCCTCAACTCTTTTGCGGGCAGCGACAGCTTCTTCCTTGCTGTCAAAAGAACCTATCGTGATGTGTGCAGTCCATTTCTGCTGGCGCTCACTAAAGCGGATACCGTGATAACCAGAAGTATTGTTGCTCTTTAACGCAGCGTTACGTTGATTGTCAGAGCGCGTGCCGTTGCGAAGGTTGACCCATCGATTATTGCTGCGATTGCCATCGATATGGTCGATCTCCACCGGGTCAACGCCCGTCATAATTTTCCATGCAACCCGATGCACCAACAGGGTCTGATAATTAAAATGCGTATAGCAATAACCATCTGGCTTTAACGTCACCGCTGACTTTCCAGCCCATCGGCTGTTCCACTGATTGCATGCATGCTCGGCAGAGCGAGGCCGTTCCGCTGTCGTACCTTGAGTAAACAACGTCACGGGACGCACCCTCCAAATCAGCTCGCCAGTTTCCGGGCGATAGCGAAATACTTGGTCGAACACCTCTTTCGAGGGCATCCCATTGGCCTTCATTTTCAACTCCCTTGGTCTGGGTTTAGCCAGACCAAGGGTAACATTCGGTATCCCACTCAACAAGCTTGAATGGGCTACGCCGCAGGATTGGAGTCTCGTAACCTCCAATTAAACTTCGGATTGACCATCGTGAGTTCACCCATCCACCCAATGAACTGGGCAACCGCGTCCTTATCAATTGGCATCTGGCCTTCACCCTTGAACACGCTGTCGAAGTTGCGGCTCGGGTGATAGCGCAGGCGCAGGCTGTCGGTTTGCAGGCCGTAGGTCGTGTCGGCTGGCATGTCGGAACCGATGCCGCCCTCCAGCACGATCGTCGCTTGCTTGCCGCCGCCGATGTACTCCAGCGTTGAGAAGCCCAGTTTGGCCAGGCCGCCGCCATCGCGAGAGAGCCGCTGGATGGCGACTGTCGCCGCGTCGTAGGCTTCGTAGTGTTGCGGCGACATGATCAGCAGATCGGCATAGTCCCGCCCGCGTGACTGCGCGGTCATGATCCGGTTAAGCGTCGGGCGGATGGTCGTGGACGTGATCTGCGTAATCCCGGCGATGTAGGACTGCGCGTCGATGGACTGCGTCTGCCACCAGGTATTCTGCGCGCGGTCGATGCCGCCGTAGACACCGGTCGTGTTGGCAACCGGCACCGCCGTTGCCAGTCCGGTCAACTGCTTGCCGCCACCGGCAGCATGCAGCGCACCGTCCATCGCATCTTCCAGCGCGCTCTCGGCAGCTTTCATGTAGCTGTCGAGCACGTCCATCAACTGGGCTTCGCCTTCGTTGTTGAGGATTTCCTGCTTGCTCAGAATGATCGGTACGACGACCATTTTCGGCTCGTACCAGGCATCGGCAAACAGATCGATTGCTGGATTGAGCAGCACGTCGTAGCCGGAATACCACTGCGCGGTCTGCTTGGAGATTTGCAGCGTCTGGCGAATGCGCGGACCTGAGTAGGTTTCCCACAGGCCCTTGTCGCGCATGGTCGCCAGAAGTGCGTTGTTATCAGACACCAGGTCTTGGTACGACGAGGAACGATCCTCGATCGCCATCGACAAGATCTGTTGATATGGAAGGTTGTCACCAGTTCCAACTGGCAAAATAGGCATGGCTCATCATCCTTAGCGTTACACGGCGCGCAGGATGAGCGGTTATTTAAGGCTCCCTACACGCCATTGGCGGCGCGGCGAAATGCTTTCGCAAGTGCCTCACGCCTCGATGGGTGTTTCGCTTCGCCGTTCATGCCGCGCCGCCCGTCTGAGGAGCGTGTGTTGGTGGAGTTCTTTCCACCGCCGTCTGGAGCGCCGCTGATCGACGTTTTTCGGGTCTGAGCCGATTGTGTGCGGGTCTGAGCCGCCTGTGGTGAGCCGGGGCGAAGTCTGTCGGCCCGGAGATAAGCTTGCTCCAACGAGAAGCCCAGATCAAGTTCGCTCTTGATCAAATCGGCCAGCTCGTCGAAGCGTGGATGTGCGCTTGCGAATTGATCCACCTGCGCCCGCGTGTAGGTGAACTTCTGCTGATACAGGATCTGGTTGAGCGCCTGTTCCTGCTGCGCGACCTGCTGCTGCATCTGCCCAAGCCGCTGCTCGGCTGACTGCTGGATGTTGCGCTGCTGCGTCAGCATGTGCTGTTCCGGCGACATGGTCGCGATGTGGTGCGCCACGTCCTGGATCGTCAGCGGGCCGCCGTGCCTCCCCGTCAACCCCTGGCTGCGCGCCACGTTCTGCACGATGACGTCAAGCCCGCCGATCAGATCCTGGCGCAGCTTCATCTCCATGCCGTAGTAGTTGTCGAATGCCTTTCGGATCGATGTGCCCTGCTTGACGGCAAGGTCGTGATAGGGGCGCATCTCGTTCATCACATCGTTGTCGGCCTTGTATTTCTGGTAGGCGCCGGAAAACTCCTTCGCCATGCTGTAGACAGCACCGCGCACGCTCTCGGGCGCCGCCGCCCACTCCGCCTTGGCCTGCTCGCTGAAACGGTTTGGCGGTGCCCGGTACGGCGCGTGTTCCTCGAGCGGCTTGATCTGCCGTTGTTGCTGGCCTTGTTGCTGGCTTGGCTGCTGCTCGAGCGGCAATTCCTGCTGCGGCTTCGCAGGGTCGCGGGCGAACTTGCCGCCCTCGCGGTAGCGTTGCTGCTTTTCTGACGGCTGGCTGGTTTTCTCTGTCTTGTCAGCGACTTTCGTTGCTTCCTTCGCCATCGCCTCCGGCGGCTTGTTATGCCCCATGCCGGGGCGCTCGCGCCTTGGAGCGTTCTTGGTCGCCTCCTCCTGCGCCTCCTTGGCGCGCTTGAACGCATCGGCCAGCGCCTCGCGGCGGCTGATGTGCGATGACTTGTTGCTCTCCTGACCTTCCGGCTTCGGCGGAGCCTGATCGCCGATCGGCCGCGGCTGGTTTACCGGCGTCTCGTTGACCGGCACCTCTGTCTGAGCTGGTGCGGGCGACGGTGCTGGCGCTGACGGCGCGGAGGCTGGTGCAGGTGACGCGGTGTTGACATCTGACATGGACTACCCCGTTTTGATCTAGATCAACTCTTTGCGCTTGGCTCTATATCCCGCCTTGTACTTGTCCAGTGCTAGCTTCAATGATCCTCGGCGCTTTTCTTTTTCTTCGCGGCGCGCTGACGCTCTTTGTTTTGGCTTCTGTCGCTCGTTCCCGATTTCAACAAGGCCATGCGCTCGGCTAACGGCCCGGTATGTCGCCTTCGAGGTATAAAACCGGCCATCCACATGCTCAACCGGATCCATGATGTCACTGATGACATGAGGACACGGGAGAGCAGACCGCGCAGGCTCAACTGTCGCCCTTTCTACTCGCCACTTGTTCGGCTCAACCTCGACAAGCTTGACCATAGTTTCACGTGCAACATTTACGGCGGCGGTACCACGAACGTCACCGGGATTCCAAAGTTGGTGACCTTGGTGACAGCGACCCCCATGCCGGGAGCCGCTTCACTTACAGGCCTGCCCATCAGCGGCAGTGGCGGCGCTGCTGCCGTGACATCGACAACTGGTATACCGCCTGCCGCAACGGTATTGACCGGGGTTGCCATTTATCACCTCACGTGAACGTAAAGTTCTGCGCCGCGCTTTGCCCGCCGGGGTTCTTCGCCGTGACCGGAACCACGCCGGGACCGGGTTGTTTCGACGGTTGAATAACCACTGTCAGCGATGTCGCGCTAACGTAGACCGTGTTTGAAAGCAGAGCACCGTTCGCCGTCAGGAACGTCGCCCGGTCGAAGTTGGTGCCGGTCGCCGTCACCGTCAGGTCTGCACCCGTGACTGATACCGCAGTTGCTGGCGAAATGCCGGACAGCGTCGGTGCCAGGCTCACGATCTTCTGCCCGTTGCTGTCGTAGAAGCTCGGCGGCGAGTGCTTCATCGCGTTGTCGATTGAGGTCGGCGGCGTCTGCCGTGGCGGCGTCTCGGTGCCGTAGGTCGGCGTGTCGGTGACGATCTTGGAAATATCCTTGGCTGCCGGGATTGCTCCCGGCGTGAAGCTCGGAGCCACGTCGCTTGCCAGTTTCGGATCGGCCCCTGTCGCCATCACGTCATTGGTGCCGTCGTCTTCGTCGTCGTCCACGCCCTTGGTCTTGACTGCTGCTTTCGCCATCGTTCTCTCCTTTGGCTTGCGCGCGATCCTGCGCCTCGCCCTTTTGGGTTCAGCTTTAACCGGTTTTGCCTTCCGCCGCGTTGCTGTTTTCATTGATACTCGTCCTGCTTGGCCAAGTCTCCCATCGCGCCACCGGCAACAAGGCCGCCTGCCGCGAACAGCGGGAAGCCTTTCTTGAGCGCCATCTCGCGCAGTTGCGGGGTGATGTCGAGGGTGTGGACCTTCCTCGGCCTCTCTGCTTCTCTGATGCCAGAAAGATGGTCGCGCGCTTCTTGCAACGTATCAAATCTTTGTTCTAATGCCCCCGTATTGGTATCAAAAACTTCATACCTGCCACCTGCTGGACGAATTTGTAAACCAGAACCAGCGGCATCGCTGCTAGGTGGAGTGACGTTAATATCTCCTTCGCCCACCCTCCCGCCCGCCTTCTTGACGATCTTGTTGACCGCAGCGGGCAGGATCTGGTCGTAGAAGCCCTTCATGCCCTCGCCGCCGACTTTGAGATCGAGACCGGAATACGAACGTGCGCCATTTTCTTGCTTAATAATCTTGTCCGCTAGTTCCTTGCCGACATGGTCGGCTAATTCGTTTTCGGTGACGTACTTGTCAACAGCAAGGCTGCCGTTCTTGAAAGCCTCTATTCTGTATTGCGGCTGGCCGTCCTTGAGTTCTAATTCACCGGCGTTTTGTAATCGATAAGTGCTGATCTTATCGATCTGCTTGCTCAAATCATACCGATCCGCCTGCACACTGCCTGGCGTCCACGCCACCTTGTCGTAGCCCTTCTCCGCCGCCTCGCGAATGACGCGCTTCATGGCAAGGTCGGGCCATGTGGTCTTGAAGGGGGCGTCGGGGACACCGGTATTTTTACCTAGCTTGCTTTGTAGATCACTCATCCGGGTTAAATCATCTCCACTGAAATTTCCGCCAGATCCTTCATTATGGAGATCGTAGCGTTGCTGCAACGAGCGTAATTCACTGCTCTCGTCAGGCGTAAGTGTGCTGTCGCTTTGATACCCTTCCCGCTTTCCCTTCTGGTGCCAATCGCTCTGCACCTCCTCGACGAACAGCGTCTTTTTGCCGTCAATGACGCGGTCGTTGTAGCGCACGTGGGCGAGGATGTTGGGTTCGTCGTAGTGGGAGGATTGAAAGGCTCCGACATTTCTTGTCTCGTCAGCAAGCTGCTTGTACTCCGCACGCAAGGCGTTCAGTTCTGGAGCATCGTAGTCGGCAGGATTTCGTAGTTTCTGCTCTAACGCAGTCATGCGTTCAAACTTTGCCTTTTCCACATTCGTAATCGGCAACGTCAGCAGCATCTCCCGGTAGTTCTCCCCGCCGGGGAGGGTGTAGGAGGAGAATTTGGTTGGCGCAGCACCACTCTGGCTCATAGCTTCATCTCGAACGGCCATTCTCTGTCCTTCAGTAAGGTATGGGTCAGAGAGTGACGTGCCGTATCTTTCTTGAGCAACTTTTTCTAGTTGAGCGGCAGATGGGTCTGGAGCACCCTTCACCACCTCCCCCACATTCACCTTGTTCGCCGCGATATGATCCAGCAGATCCTGCTTGGTCACCGCACCGGTCTGGTCGAACAGGTCGCCAAGCTTCAGCGTGTTTAATTCTTCCGGCTTCACGCCCGGCTGGTTGCGCAGGAAGCCAGCCCATTGCTGGCCCGGTGCGGTGGTCTGCTTGGCACCCTGCACCGCATTCTCAACGGCGGAATAAAACGGCGGGGCGTGCGGTGCGAGATCGGCAAGCGCACCTATTTTGCTCTCGACACCCTTGATGTTGCCGCCAAAACCGCCAGCGAGATCCTGCTCGCCACTGCTGTCGGCGGCTAACTGACCCATCATCGCCGGTACGCCGCCGGTCTGATAGTTTGCCACATCACGCCGCGCCAGATCGCCCGCCTTCTGCAGCCAGCTTTGCGGCGGAACGTAATCGTATGTCGCTTGAGGCGGCTGCTGCCCCGACATCATCCAGTCTTCCGGCGTCAGGCCGCCGACAGCATTCTGTGGCGGCTGCATGTATTGTTCGTCAGGATAAATGTCCTGCCGCGCCAGATCGCCGATCGTGTCCGGCATCAGACGACCCCGCAGTTGAGCGCGGCCCTTGCGCCGTTGCTCAGTTCTTTCATTCCGGCAAGCTTGCGCAGCGTGTTCACGTTGCCGCCCTGCTCCAGCAGATTGGCGGCCTCTATCTCCAGCAGGTTCCTGCGAAAATTCTTATCGGCAAACTGGTGCGGATGGTCCTTGAGGCTGTTGAAAAACGGCCTGTCCCCGGTGGAGAAATAATGCACCAGCACCTCGGCGCGCACGCCAATCATCTTGATCAGTTCGCCACGATCCGACATCGACTGATGCTTGAACGTCTTGGTGCCGTAGATCGAGTGAAACAACCCGGCGAGGCAAACGTGCTGCTCGTTATCCCAATCACGCAGCAAATCATGCACGCCCTTCAAATGCTCGAACAGCGTGCGACCGCTGTGCGGCGTCTTGTTGGCGTCCAGCGACATCAGGAACTCACGTAGAAACTCCTGCATCAGTAGCCTCGCCGTCTCCCCATGCGCTGCGGGGTTTGAAAGTCCGACATCTGGCCGGTGCCGCCCAGATCGCCCAGCATTCCGGGGCGCGGCTGCGGCATCGGTGGCGGCATCACCGGCTGCGCCATCTGCGGCGGCGGCATGCCCGTCATCTGCCCGCCACCCATGCCTGCGCCAAGCGATCCCATCGCGGGCATTGGGCCACCACGCGCCTGCGGCGGTGGCGTCGGCAGCACTGACGGAGCAGCCGGACCAATCCCCGCACCCGGAACGCCGCCCGCCGGTGTTGCTGGCAGACCTGCAAGCGCCGGTCCCGTCATGGGTGAAACTCCTCCATATCCGGCACCAAGCCCGGCTATGCCGGAAGCAAGCGGGTTACCCGCCAGATTTCTCTGCTCCGCAAGCATCTGGGCAATATCATCACGCGACGTTGGATCATACGGCATCGGGTTTCTCCATCAGTTCATCCATTTTCATGACCTTGAACATTAAGGTGATCCGCATCCCGGCGTAGCTGCGCGTGACGCCGTTGGCGCGATGCGGCATGCGGCCGTCGAACACCACCACGCTGTTCGGTCTTGGATAAAAGCACGCGAGGATGCGGTTTTCTTCCTTGTTGTAGAAGATCGTCTCGCCGCCCCAGTTGGGCGACCAACGCTCGTGCGGATAATACACGGCGGTGTAATTCCCCGGATCGGTTGAGTCGGTATGCACCGTGCCGTCCATGCCGTAGCACATGGCGTTGGCGTAGCAGCGCACGAGCTTGTGCCCGGCAAAGATCTTGTCGCGCACGCTGAGCCACGCATCGTAAATGAGCGGTGAGTTCTTCTGCAGCTCGTCCTGACACTCGTAGACCTCTGGCTTGCCATCGCCAACCTTGCGCCATCCGGCGAAGTGCTTGTGCAGGAACGTGTAGGCATCACGTCTGGAGTTGGACTTCCATCCCGTCTCCCAGCCCGGCTCGTTGAGATAGTCGTACACACGCCTGCGGTCCTCGTCGGAGAACGCCTTCTCGAAACGCTTTGGGGTTGCCCAGACATCGGCCATCACCGCACCGTCGGGAATGGTTTCATCGCCGCCTGATTTTGCCTGAACACCTGGTCGCGCTGGCTCATCTGCCGCCGCGCCGCCATGTCGTCATTACGCTGCTGTGCGTCCACCTGCTTCTGATTGGCGGCCTGCGTGGCGAGCGCCATCTTCTGGTTGCTCTCGGCCATCTTCTGCTCGTGCTGCTGCTGGCTCTGCTGCGTCTTGATCTGCGTCTGCGCAATCCGCGCCATCTCAAGCTGCTTCTTGCTGTCGGCCTCGAACAGCGCCAGTTTGAGATCGTTCGCCATCTGCATCTGGTCGGTCTGCGATTTGGCAGTAACCTTCGCCATCTCCAGCGCGTTGGCGGCATCGTCTGACGATTTCTGCTGCGCCAGCTTTGCCGTCTCCAACTGCATCATCGCCTGCGTCTTTGCCTGGTCGGCCGCCGTCTTGGGATCGGGCTGGCCAACCCGCTGGCTCGCCTGCGCCTCGACCTGCTGGATCAAGTTATCGACCGAACCGTCGAGCGATCGTCCAACGCGGAACGGCGCGACGGAAAACTTGAGCAGTTCGCCGCAGAACTCGGCAGACCCCGGCTCCTGCGCGATCAATGCGGCCAGCTGCGGCAGCAACTGCGCCATCATGCCCATAAACTCGGCGCGGCGTTGTTTCTCGGCGTCCTCGTTCGCCTGGATGGTCGAGTCGGTTTCGATGTCGAGCACGAACGCTGTGGTGCGGTAGTCCGTGATGAACTGCTTGATGGCTTCCTGCGTCGGCTTGGCCTTCTCGTCCTCGAGGTTGCCCTTCAACTGCGCGAACTGCTGCTCGAGCTGCTTGAGCTGATCGGGGTTCTGCTGTGCCGATGCCTGTGCGCCGGGAGAGCCTTGAGCCTGCATCATCTGCTGCTGCGCCTGCATCGTCATCATTTGCAACTGCTGCTGGATCGCCAGGATCTTTTGGTCCTGCTCGGCCAGCGTCGGAATGTCCATCTGCGACATCTGCATCAATGTCGTGAACTCGAAATCGCTGCACATGATCTCGGCTACGATCTCCTCGATGTCGCGCGCCAGACGCACCATCTCGCCCTGCTTGTCGCGGATGCGAACCGAGCCGTACTGCGTCTTCAGCTGCTGCGCACCCAGCGTCTCGTCCGGGTTGGTCGAGCCGCGCATGATGTCGGACAGCCCCATGATCTGGTAGATGTCGTCGATGATCTGCTTGCGCACAGCGATGACCGACGTGATCGTCTGCGCGATCATGTCGATCGGCATCCAGATGATGACTTCCTTGGAGCCGCCGAACGCCGCCCAGTTGGAAATCGGCACCAGCACGCGGCCCGGCGAGTGCGTCTTGATCGCCGCCTGCACGGCGTCGCTAATCTCGGCAGATCCGGCCGGATAGAACCCCTTCACCTCAAGGCAATCCGACAGCGCGTGCAGCCGCGCCGTCAACGTGTTCACTTCGTCCAGCTGATCCTTGTACTGCAACACGTCCGGCACCGGGATGAGCGAACCCGGCTGCGTGGCGCTATACGCCGGTTTCGGACACGGGAAGAAATTGCACAACTGCGCCAGTTCGTCCGGGTCTGCCTTGTCGAGAACGTCATCGCAGCCCTCCGCCACCCAGACGACCGTGTCCATCGTCTTGTGCCAGATCTCCCAGAACTTGGCGCGCTCGCGGTTGTCGGCACCGCCCAGGTCTTTGAGATCCTTATCGACCCGGTACTCGGCCTTTTGATATTCGTCGCCGGAATATTTCTTGAAGCGTTCCTTGGCCTGCGCCTGCGTCATGTAGCTCGCCGCAGCCACCCACGTCACTTCGCGCCAGTTACGCGACAGCGAATGCAAAAAGTCGCGCCTGCCTTTGTGATCGACGCAGACGTATTCCGTTTTGTCATCCTCGTCGTCGGCAGGCTCGTAGCGGCACCACGCAACACCACGCCCGTTGGTGGCCAAATCGTCGCGCACCAGCATGAGCAAATCGTTGATGCGGGTGAGGTCGAACGCCACGATCGAGCAGCGCTCCAGCAACTCGCTGGTTGTCTGGTAGAGCGGCCTGCGGTCCTTGAACTTGGGCACCACCACCGGCACCGGAGCCTTGGCGTAGATCGAGGGTTTGAGGATTTCCAGGTTGGCCCAGAACAGGTTGAACTGCCGGTCGCGGGTGACGCTGCGCAGCATGTCGAGGTTGGCGTAGAGCTTCTCGATGTTGTCGCAGGCCGCGTTGTATGGCTCGAATGCCTTCTCGCTCTCCTTGAGCATGTGCAGCCAGGCGGCGGCCTTCTCAGGCTCGATCGCCGGATTGTACTGATCTTCTCCCGCACGCTCGTCTTCCGCACTCGGGGCCAGTTCTTCTTCTACCGGCTCGAGCTGTTTGTCCTCTGCCATCTAACCCTCACCGGTTCTGATCCGGTGTTGACGCGGGCTGGATTTCTGCACTAAGCGCCTCGATGCGCTTGGCTGCAACCTTGAGCGTGTCAGCAACCTTGCGCGACTTGGGTTCGATCCATGCCGCCATCCTGTGCATGGACTTGGCGAGGTCAAGATCGTACTGGCGCTGTGCCGGTGTCATTGGAGCTTTCCCTCTTTGCGCATGCCCTGCACCAAATCGTACTGCCGTGGGATGTCATGCTCGGCATCCATCGCAATGCACGAGATCATGTCCATGGCGTCGTCCTTGCTCTGCGCACCATAGCAGATCGCCATCTGCAAGGCCGTCGCCAGGATCGCGATCACGTCGCTGGTTTCGCACCCGTCGAACTGTCCCAGCAACTGGCTGCTGCGTGTTGTTTGCTCCTCAGGCGTCATAACCTGATGCCCCCGCGCTCTTCTGCAGGTGGTGGGATCTGCCAGCCTCCAAGCTTCGGCGTTGCGACCTCGCGCCGCTCGGCAATGCGCCACGCCAACGACAAATACCTGAAGGCTGCCGCTGGATGAGAAGTCCAGTCGTGGACATCAGTCTCCCGGAATGCTTTCTTCTCATCATTCCATTCACGATGATACTGTTCGAGCGCGGCGATGCCTGTCTCCTCGCACCGCGGGTGAAACACGCACAGCGGCAACGTGCGCCTCACCGCGTTGATGCCGTCAGCGAACGTCGCCATCGGCACCAGCTGCGGATGCAGGCCCAACTGCTCCATCGTCTCCACGCGCGTCTTGCCAGAGCCCCACTCTTTCACCTTGGCGTCATGCGGCACCCAGTCGGTGCCGTCGCGCCAGCCGTGCTGCTTGGCCTTGCTCTCGATGATCTCGGCGTAGTGCTCGACGCCGACACCGGACGCCGCGTAGTGGTCGAGGATGATGATCTGCGGCCCCTGCTGCTGCCACCACCAGATCGAGGTGTCGTCCTTCACGCCCAGATCCCACGCGCGATTGACCGGCGCATCGATCGCCTCGACCGCGATGATGCGATCTTCTTTGCGCACCGTCGCCATTTCCAAAGTGAAGTAGCCGCCGAGAATACTGGCGGTGAACGAGCAAAAATATTCCTGCTCGTAGTTGGCGCGTCCGGCGTCATCGCCGTAGAGCGCCATGCACTCCTTCAGGGTTTCGGCAAGCTGCGCGTCGGTGAGTGTGCCAGTGTCTTTTGCGGTGAGGAGTTCGCAGAACCAGTCGGGCGATTGGCTTGCGTACTGATACATGGCGAACGCATGATTGCGTCCACGGGGAGTAGTGACGAACGCGGCCCAGCCGTTGTTTTCCTCCAAGATTGGCCGGTAGTACGCCCACGCGGACGGGTTCGCCAGTGCATATTCGGAGAATACAATTCCAGCTGTGCTTGAGCCAATGCCAGATCCTGAGGTGACGGCGTCGGAGCCAACGCACTGCCACGTCGAACCGTTAACGAGACGGATAAACATTTCTGTTTCATTGGTGCTGGCTCGCAGTTCGTGCGGAAAGATTTCATCGATGCGGCGCTTGCCGGTGTGCGGATTGACCGCGCTCCAGATCGCCTTGCGTGCCTGTGAGAACTCGGGAAGCGCGTACCAGTAGTTTGCCGGGCGTAAACTCGCCGCGCGCATCGTGTGATGCAGGCACACTTCGTCTTTTCCTGCGCGCCGATGCCACACCGCGATTGCGCGTTTTCCCCCAGCCTGGAGAAACTCCCACAACCTCTGCTGATGCGGGCGCGGCAGCCAGCCGTTCATCGGCACCTTGACGCTAATCTTTTCCATCAACGATCGTCCTGACCAGAATTTCGATCGCCTTGCCGTCTTCGCCGCTCACCGTCTGATGCGGCTTGCCCCAGCCGCGATCGAGCAGGATCTGCGCGGCTTGAACGCTAATGCTCTTTGACTGGTTCTTGCCGGGATTGCGCACCAGCGCCGCAAGTCGGCTGATGCACTCATCGGTATGCGCCCTTGCCAATGACCGTATATCTGCTGGTATTTTCTTTCGTGGCAATGGCTTAAGGGGTACCAACCCCTCCTCTAGTGACTGTCGGCCAAATTGAACCTCTGCTCGAGCTCATCTAGCCGCGATCGTATTTCCACGTTCTCGTTATGCAGTAATCGCAGCTGTTCACGATCGTGGATGAAGTCGGCCTTGACGTGATACGCCAGTTCACCAAGTGCATCCATGAGATCCTTGCGCACTTGATCGATGGCGGCGGCCGTGATCGGACGCAGGCTTTCCGGCATGGACTATCCCCATTTAGCCTTGCTGGCCATAACCCTCCGCCGCCGTTCTCTCCTTGAGAAACGCGCATCGGCCTTGAAACACATGATCATCAACGCGATGTAGAAAACCGCAAACCAGAACAGGCATTCCAGAACAAGGATCATCAATTCTGCTCCATCATGGAAACCCCAGCCGCCGCATGGCGGGATTGGTCTTGAAAATATTGATATTCCTGTGATGCACGCAATACGAATAGCCTTCAAGGCGCTGATGCCCGCAATAGGTGGCCAGTCCATCGGCACCTCGGCCGGTCACTTCGCGGCAGTGCATGTTTTCCAGTTCCATGAACGGGATATTGCGCGAGATTGTCGTGTCCTGGGGCTTTGGCTCCTCGATCGGCGGCGGTATTGGTCTGGGCAGCAGTTTGCGCCGTTCCATGCGTTTGGCCAGATGCAGCCGGTCGGCTTTGGCTGAAATCGCCCGCGTCGTTCGTTGCACGTTGTGTTTTCGCAAGAGTTCTTCCCCCACTTCCTTAACGGAATGCCCTGATGCCCAGTAGTCCTTGAGCGTTTGCGTTTCCGCGTCGGTCCATGTGTCTTGGACTTCCTGCGGCACGGCAAACCCCATCCGGTAGAGTTTTCCGATGATTGAATTGCGGCTGAAGCCCATTTTCCGGCTGATCTCCCCGCAGGATAAACCGCAGGCACGCAACGCCTTGAGTTCCGTTGTGCGGTTCTCGTCCCAGTCACGATTGCGGTGGTCGTGATCGTGAAGGGTCATTGGATAGCTTGCTCCCCCGCCCATTTGAACCAACGACCGTCACCGGTTGAACTCGCGTCGTCTCCCTTCGCTTCTCGGTAGTCCTTGGAATAAGCCTCAAACTCAGGCGTTCCGCGTTTGAGGTAGACAAAAAGTTTGTCTTTCGAGATGGCACCGTGTTTGGGATGCTTCACCCCTTCACCTCCAATTTTCCTGGAACCTTCTCTTTCTAGGATAGGATCCTTGATAGGATAAGATCGGTTAAGATAGTTAAGATAGTTAAGATCAGTCGCGAGGCCTCGACGATCGTTCGTCGAATGGTCGTCGAATGGTCCAGGATGCTTGGAAGCCCTTGGTTTATCTATCTTTTGATGGTGCCAACCAGTGACTTGAAGAAATGATTTGCCGTTGACCACATAAATTGAAACTAATCCATTCGTCGATAATTCATCGATCCATCGCCTAACATTCAACGCTGAAATATCCTCGTCGCCTGGAAATACCTGAGCCTTGATTGTCCTTTCTGAATTTGGACATCGACCGGCATCATCGACAAAATTCCAAATTCCTATGAACATTAAGCGCGCATCACGCGAGCAGGCCATAACTTGTTCACTAGACCAAAATTCTGGTTTCACGGTTCTGATCCTTGCCATTCACGCCATCCTGTAGCGCCATAAGCCGTGGCTTATGTGCTGTCTGTCGATTTTGTGATTACCAAATCTCTCTTTTCTTAAATCCCTGATCCTGGCGCTGATGCCGGCTTCCGATCCGCCGATGCGCTGCGCGATTTCCGAAAGCGTATGCCAGCGGTGATCCGATAGAACTTGCTGGACGTTCTGCAGCTGTCCGCTCAGCCGGACCTCATCGCGCGCGGCATCATAGGTGCTGCCGTCGAAGAGGTTGTCGCCGACCAGTGCTGTGCTGAGTTTACCCACGACGCGCGTCCTGTTTTTAGTTCACTCGAACGCACGCAAACAAAACTCGTTATTTCTCAATGAAATTGGTGCTTTCCATCATAAAAATAGCGATGGACTATCCCTCAACTTGTCGGTGTAATTATCTTTGGGGCGACGGGAGAAAACCTCATGGGAGTGGTGGTAAAACTTCATGGTCGCCTCTTAACCGCTGGCAAAGTCAGACCAAAAACAGCCGGATCGGGTTTCTTGCCAAGCACGCGCAAGGCGTTTACAAAAACCAAGAAATGCTCTGAGGGTATCCTGCCCCGTGCTTTCCAGTTGTATGGGGCATTGCCGGATTTTATTCCGGTCAGCTCGCAGGCAGCAGATGCACCACCCACTGCGTCGATCACGTCAGCAACAGAACTGAGCATCCCTAATGGATACTCACAGACCGTGATTGTGTCAACCCCTCACGGCCTGCGACTAGAGTTTGTACCCAAGTCGGCCATGATCGGGAGTATGGTCATGCGCGCCAAAACGGCTCAGAAACAGGAAGCCTCCCGTCTGGATAGGGTGCAGGTTGCCCTAGAACTGACCAACGATGCGTTGGCTGGCAAAATAGGCATCACGGCTCATGCTTGGTCGCAATATCGCACCGGTGCCCGTCCTATTAGCCGGGACGCCCTGCGCATGTTGCGAAAAGACTATGGAATATCAGCGGATTACATCCTTTTTGATGACCCAAGCAAGCTGCCGCAGGACATTTACGCCAAAATCAGAGTTTTAGGCGCGGCCTAGCTCCATCACGGATTGAGATATTCACAGGCTGTGAGGCATCCCATCACGGTCTGTGATTTTATTGTTGACAGTACTCACAGGCCGTGAGTATGGTGGTTTTACCAAAACGGGAACCACCAAATGACACGCGCTCTCCCCTACAACGAAGCCCTGATCATCGGCCTCGGCTGGTTCTACGACCTGCACATCGCTGGCGGCTGGACGCACATGGATGTGCGCGATGATGAAGGCCGCCGCATCCCGTTCAACACACCGGCTGAAGTCGTTCGCTACCTCGACATCGAGGGCGAGTGACATCGTGATCGGCGATCTGCGCCGCATGTCAACCATATAGGTCAGACCATGAGAAAGACCGTCACAATCACCACCAAGCTAAATCCGCAACCAGCCAAGTTTCATCTTGAGGCGGCCAAGGCAGAGCGGTTTGCGGCCAAGATCATCGCAGACGGTGGCACGGCAGTTATTGGGCCGCTGAACTTAGGCAGCGAGACAATCGCCATGCTCGAGCAAGCCGGACTAATTCCGGCAGTCGTCCGCTAATCCCCTAGCAGGAACCGACACGATGGAACGCGCGGTCGCAATCAAGAAACTGAGCAAACTGCTCGGCAAGAAGTTGGGCTGGCGCATCAACGCCAAGCACCCGACGCAGGAAGAAAAGGACGCCGCGAAAGCAGCATTACCTGCGGCGGTGGCGGAACGTGAGTTGCTCAAGCAGCAGCGCGATGAACGCTACAAGGCCATCCTCGCCGCAGACATGGAGTACCAGCGCCTGCATGCGGAGCATCACGCCGCGTACGAACGGGTCAACCGGATGCAGTCAAAGATGCATCAGCACAAGATCACTGTCGGCACGATCGAGAGCGGGTTCTTTCTGGTCAAGGCGGAAGGCAATTCCTGGGAGGAAGTCATCGACAAGGTTTCCGCAAAGGAGGCCGTGTGATCGATGGAATGGATATTCGCTTTAGGCATCATCGGTCTGATGGTCGCGTCGGCTGGCTTCCGTAAGGTTGTTCTCGTGCTTCTCGTACTTGGGAGCATTGCAATCGCAAGCCTCATGTCGTGGGAACACAACAATTACGTCCGCTACGAGCAGGAGCGGACACGTCTCAACTCAAGTTCTGTCGTGAACAAGTTTCAAGCCGAGAGCACTGCGCCATGAGCCTCGATGAACTTCTCGCGCTTGAGGAATATCAGCGCCTGTGCGCTCGCGAAATGGACACCGATATTGACCTGCTCACGGACACGATCGACCGAATGACGACCAACGGAAAAACCCGCGAAGGCCGCCAGATCCTTCGCGCCCGTCGCTGCCAGATCGTCGAGGCAATGAAAAAGCTGCACGATATTTTTATCGAGATGGAGGGGGTGTGATGAGTATCCCATCGAAAGTAACGCAATTACCGGCTGCCAACACAATCGAGGATGTTCTTATTCGCGGTGATCTGTCGAAGCTTACAGAGCAGCAGCGCACGGAATACTACCTGCGGTTGTGCAGCAGCATCGGGCTTAATCCACTCACAAAACCATTTCAATACATCGTGCTGAACGGAAAGCTTGTTCTCTATGCGGGCCGCGATTGTGCCGATCAATTGCGCAAGATTAACGGCATCTCGATCAAGATCATCAGCCAAGAAAAGGCTGACGGGCTTCTTTCGATCCACGTCCATGCCAAGGACAAGGATGGTCGTGAAGACGAAGACCTTGGGGTGGTTGCCTTCGGGGACCACCTCAAGGGAGAGATCGCAGCCAACACAATCCTCAAAGCCGTCACCAAGGCGAAACGCCGCGTCACGCTTTCACTTTCGGGGCTTGGCTTCCTTGACGAAACGGAAGTCGCAGATATTCCGGCTTCAGCAAAACAGATTGTTGATGAAACCGGCGAACTGATCATGCCCGATCAGGTCGAGGCGCTTGAAAAGATGATCGCGGAGATCGGCGGGGACCGGGCAGAGCTGCTCAAGAAAAACACGCTCAATCATTTCAAGGTTGCTTGTTTTGAAGACCTGCCAACCAGCAAATTCAATACGGTGGTCGCCGCTCTTGAACTCAAGAGGGTGCCAGCATGACAGACATTGATCTCATTCAGGGCAGCGAAGCTTGGAAGTTTGCCCGTGTTGGCAGTCTGGGCGCGTCACGGATTGCCGATGCAGTGGCGCGGACAAAAACCGGGTACGGCGCGAGCCGCGCTAACCTGATGGCGGAACTCATCGCCGAACGCCTGACCGGCATCCCGGCAGAAACATATCAGAACGCGGCGATGCTTCGCGGCACTGAGAAAGAACCGGAAGCGCGGGCCGCTTACTGCTTCTACAAAAACTGCGACGTAATCCAGGTTGGATTGATCCGTCATCCGACAATCGAAGGCACTCACGCCAGCCCTGACGGACTTGTTGGCGACGATGGAATGCTGGAGATCAAGGCACCAAACACCAGCACGCACATTGATACGCTTTTGGGCGATCCAATCTCCGACCGCTACATCAAGCAGATGCAATGGCAGATGGCATGTGCCGACAGACAGTATTGCGATTTCGTCAGTTACGACGACCGGATGCCGCAACACATGCAGTTGTTCGTCAAGCGGATCGAGCGGGACGGTGGGGTCATTGCCACCCTTGAGCGTGAGGTCATTACGTTTTTGTCAGAGGTCGAGACAAGGCTTCTTGGGTTGGAAAAACTTTACGGAAAACGGGAAGCCGCATGATCGTAACCGACAATCATGTCGCTATAGCCCTCGACGTTCTCGGCGAGAGCGATCGGGCAGCTGAGGTGCACGTTGTCCTTGTGCGGGCCGAGACAGAAATGAAGCGGGCCTATTACGAAGAATATCTAAAGACCAAGGGCCAAGGTGGCGTCGAGGATCGCAAGGCACTTGCGTTTTTAACGCCGGAACACCTCGCCGCATGCGAGGCATTCGCCGTCGCGAAGGGCGAAGTAAAAAGGTGGGAAGCCGATGAGGCCCACTCGGAGGGGCTGACTAGGATCTGGCAATCAGAGAAGAAAATCGCAGTGGCTAGTGAACGTATTCGATGACAAGGACCGCGAGGAAACACAACAATGGACACCTTGATTTTATACGAAGCCTTCCTTGCATCTGCTGCGGTGACAACACGGCGACAGAGGCCGCGCACATTAGGTCAGCGGATGCAAGCCTTGCGAAGCCTGCAACTGGCATCGGCATCAAGCCGGACGACTACTGGACGCTTCCCCTCTGCGGAAAATGCCACCGGCTCCAGCACGAAGGAAACGAGCGCCAGTTCTGGCAAGTCAAAGTCGGCATCGATCCGTTCAAATACGCAATGCGGCTGTTCACGGTCAGTGGCCAATATTCTGTCGGATTGGCCGTTTTGAAGGCGACAAAGCAGATGACAGATATATGACCGGGACCGTGATTTCACTCTGCGACAGGACAGGCAACATGGTGAAGCCTTGGATCGAGGCTGGCTATCATGCCGTCACTGTCGATTTACAGCCGGGCCTGCTCGCTGGTGCTTCCAGGCACATCAATATGGATGTGCGTAAGCTGCCGGAAGCGAGCCGGAAGCATCCGAACTATCTCGGCTGCAAAAGCGAAGTCGTCATGGTCTTTGCATTCCCGCCCTGCACTCACTTGGCCGTCAGCGGCGCTCGCTGGTTCAAAGAGAAGGGCATGGGGAAGCTTATCGAGGGGCTAGAGGTCGTAGAGGCTTGCCGTGAGTTCTGCGAGTCATCTGGCGTCCCTTGGATGCTGGAGAACCCGGTTGGCACTCTCTCAACCTACTGGCGCGAGCCTGACAGTTCCTTTGACCCCTGCGACTACGGAGACCCCTATACCAAGAAAACCTGCATCTGGCACGGCAACGGTTTCGTCATGCCGCCGATTGTCAGGGGGAACGATATGTTCGCGGAAGCCACTGCGGTTGAACCGACATTGGGTAGCATGATGCACCGGATGACGGGCAAGGTTAATGGCGAGAACAATTTTGCGCGGAGCATCACGCCGATGGGGTTCGCCCAGGCGGTGTTTCGAGCTAATGCGCGATAACGACTGAGACATGTCCAACACATCGAAACTAAAAACAATGGCTCACCTTCTGGCTCATGTCAGACACAAGGGCGAAGATTGCCTCATCTGGCCGTATAGCCGGGACGATAAGGGCTATGGCCAAGTCTCAATCGGCGGTGGGAAGATCAAGAAGGCCCATCGCGTGATGTGCGAGATCGTCAATGGCTCGCCCCCTACATCAAAGCACCAAGCCGCTCACGAATGCGGGAATGGGCATCTGGGCTGCTTTAATCCGCGTCATCTGAAATGGAAAACCAATTCCGAGAACCAGAAGGATCGCCGCAAGTTTAACCGGCACTGGGGATCTAAGGGTGCCAGGACGCCACTCAGTATCGCTCAGATTGAGGAGATGCGCCGATTGAAGGGGATTGAGAGCCGCGTCTCTATCGCCAAGCGGATGGGCGTTAAGCGCGGTTGTGTCCAATACTGGCAGACGCATGACCGGCCACCTGTTCCGGCTGGCACTAGCTACAGCGCAGTTTGGAAGCGCAATCGAAAACTCAGAAACTCACGATTGGTCAGTCAGGACTAGCACATGACAGACAGCGAGAGAATTAAAAATCTTGAGATGGCGGTTGCTCGGCTTTGCGACGTAATTAGTCGCATCGACAGGAACGCTATGGGCTTTGGCGTAATCGCCCCTAATCGAACTGACCTTGAACTCATCAAGCAATATGTGCGCGGCGATTTGAACGGTCGCGCAGTGACGCCCGATAAACGCACAGATGATTGATAAACGCCCACGGGCAACATGATGGAAGGGTGACATTGTGAGAGAGGGACCATCTGAAACGCTCTACCCACTCTCTCACTGCCTGACGCTAATGGTTAAACAATGACAGACGACGACACCATAACCTTAAAGCAGGCTGCCGAGATTTACAGCTTCAAGGTATCCACACTCCGCGCCGAGCACGGCAAAGGACGCCTGACGCTCTATCGGATTGGCAACAAGGATTACACCACCCCCGCCGACATCAAGGAAATGGTGCGTCAATGCCGCGTCGATCCAAAGGGCCACGACTTTATCTTGACCCGCGACGAAAGCAGTGGGTCATCCGGGACGGATCGCGTTTCGTCCGCACTGGCTGCGGCAAGGGAGACAACGCTAAGGCTGAGAAATTCCTCGCGCAATACATCGGACACAAGCACAAGCCGGAGGCATCGAGCGCGCCAATGATTGCAGACGTTCTCAATGTCTATGGACAGGAAGTGGCTCCGCACAGGAGCACGGCCAAGGACTTGAGTTACGTGATCGAGGATTTGCTGAGATGGTGGGGAGACAAGAATGTCGCGGAAATCTCGGCCAAAGCCTGCCGCGCCTATGCGAAAGACCGTAGCCAGTCTTCAGCGGCGCGCTGCATTAAAATTCTTCGAGCAGCAGTCGGCTATTGGCACAGAGAATACGGACCTTTACATTTTATGCCGTCGTTCTGGCGACCCGAAGAAAATGGGCCAAGGGATCGCTGGCTTACGAAGTCTGAGGCTGCACGGCTTCTCACGGCTACAAAACCTTACCCCTATCTGCGGCGCTTGGTTCTATTGCAGCTTTACACAGGATCTAGACCCGGAGTGATCCTGGCACTGCAATGGAAGCAGGTTGATCTCAGTGCTGGCATCCTTGTTCGGAAACTTGGCCCGCAACCGCGCAACAAGAGATCCCCCGACGTGCGCCTGGGCCGTCGCATCATGGCGCACTTGCGGCGCTGGAAGCGAATGGACGGCAGCGCGCAGTTCGTCTGCGGCGGCTACAAAGACCCGCACCGGTCATGGAACAAGGTGATTGAAGCGGCGGGATTGCAGGGCGTGACCCGCCACACCCTGCGCCATACCCGCGCGACCTGGATGGCACAAAATGGCGTATCGCTATTCGAGGCCGCTGGATTTCTCGGAATGAGCGTCAAAACGCTGGAGCGCGTCTACGCACATCACGATCCGGCACATCAGGAAAAGGCCGCCAATATATGAGTTCCTATTTCATTCCGTGCCGAACCTGTGCCGGAAGCGGCAATTATGTAATGGTATCAAATCCGGCTTTCTTCCAGCCAAGAACGATGAAACAACCAAGTCCTTGATCTTTCAAGGCAGAGCGCAGGGGAGCGACATGAACGAAGCAAGAAACCAGACCTCAATCCGTGCCGAAACTGTGCCATCGCAAGGTAACGGCAAGAAACCACCTGTCCCGCCGCAACAGACGCCGGAAGAACTCGCCGTCGCACACGGCATCGCCAACTACCAGCGCGCCGTTACGGAACGCGACGAGTTGCAAAAGCAGAACGACAGGCAAGAGCAGATGCTGACCGTTGCCAAGATCGAGATCGAGGGTCTGCGCGCGGAGTTGGCGGCGGCGCAATCCCGCATCGCATCCTACCAACACGATAGGGATGATGCCGTCGCCAACCTTGGCGTCTATCAGACGCTGTTCATCAGTTTCCTGGCGCAGATGCGCGCCTTCGGTATCGAGCACGCTCCGCTAGTGAAAGAAACAAATGCGCCAGCCTCCTGACATTCCGCGTTGCCGTGGCCTCAAGCCGGGCATGCCGTGCCCGGTACCCAGCGATTGTGATTGCAAGCGCATGGACGCGGAGATGGACGCGGCGTTCCAGCTAACCCAACCGGATAACCGGATGTTTCTCTACGTCGCCACTGTGCTGGCACTCGCGACTGCCGTCACATTCTTTGCCGTCTGGAAGGCAATGGCGGCTGACAACAATCCGCCGTGTCTGACCAAAGAGCAGGCCAGAGCCAAATGGCCCAAGGAGTGGCTTTTTTGGCATGGATCGAACCACTGCTGGGACGCCACGCGAGGCACGGCAAACACGGCAAGCAAGGCAGACGGGACGGTGCAGATCATCAGGGCACCAAAACCAAACAGGGCCATGAAGGCAGACAGGAAAGACATGGCAGCGAGGCCAGACTTCGACACCAACGACAACATGGTCCGCCCACCGCCAAAATCCGGCAGCGACCGGACGATAAAGGTCGAAAACCCATCGATCTATTTTCCGGACCTGATGCCGGGCGGCGGCACCGTGGTTGCCATGCTGCAGCCAGAGGCCATGACGCGGTCGCCGCTCGTGGCGGACTTCGATGAACCGCCGCCTGTGTTCCTGCCGTGGCAGCAGCGGATCACAAAATGAAACCGGACATCGACATGGTCGCGATCGCCGCCGTCATCGTAGTGGTGATGTTTGTCGGCATGCGCCTGCTCTACGGCTATTGGCCGTGGCAGTTGCACCCCAAGGTGAAGCGCATGCGCGAGATCGTCATCCAGCAAGTGATGGAAGATCCGGCTGCCGCTGGATTTAGTTTTGAGCCAATTACCGCGTCTCCAGTTCTTGGGGTGGCAAACGAGAACGGAGATACGTTCGTCCGGCAAACGGGAGGCGAGCCGGAAACAACAACATCGCCGCCCAAGGGGACCAACCGTACAGAGGAGAACTTATGAAGAAGCTACTATTACTGGCGGCTGTGGCCATGTTGGCTGCGGCACCAGCGAGGGCAGACGTTTTGCTTGATCCGCATCTGAGCGGCACAGGCGACAACGTCATTGCCGACACCACGAGCACCAACTCTGCTCTTGGGCATCTCAACGGCCAGCATCTTGATGTTGTGCGTTACACTGGCATAGACACCGGCTTCATCGGTGCGTCCAGCGGTAACGACATCAAGATCAGCAACACCGTTGGCCTGTCATTCCAAGTGTTTGATCCGTTCAACACCTTTGTGATCGGCACTACGACGCAAGTGTTCTCGCTCAAGGGCACTGGCGACGTACATGCATCTGTGTTTGCCACAGACAGCATGGGTAATGCTGAGGCCGCACAGCTGTTCGACCTCGGCACTATCGGCACCGGACAATCAGGGTTCACGTTCTCCACAATCAACGGCGAACTCATAACCATGATTACGCTGCTCGATGTCGGCGGCACGATCACCGACTTTGAGCACAACCGGATCGACGTGTCCGCGATAGCACTTGCAACACCGCTACCGGCAACCGTGTGGTTGTTCGGTGGCGGACTTGCCGGACTAGCCGCGCTTGCGCGACGTAAGAAGCGACCCACGACACAAGCCGTGGCTTGAGGCAACAAAACTCTCTTGCAAGGAGACAACATGAAGAAGATTGCGACAGCGGCACTGCTGGCGGCGGCCGTGCTGACACTACCCTACGCTGCAAAGGCCGACACGTTCGAGATGACCAATTTCGCGGTCATCGGCGGCGTCAACGTCGATCTTGGATCGCCCATCAACAAGACGGTCCAAGCCGGACAGATTTCGTTGATCGGACCAACAGGCGTCTTGGATGTCTGGTGTCTCGATCTCAACGACACGCTGTTCAAACCCTACACCTACAACATCAACAGCTTTACGGCTGGCGATGTTCGCCCCGGCCTCGGCCAGCTTTCGCTGCTCGACGGATCGGCCATACGTCAGATCGCTTCGCTGATGCTCAACGGCATCGACGTGAGTGACGGCCTCTCGCGCGCCGCCACACAGCTTGCGATCTGGAAAATCGAGTACGGCAATCTGTTCGATCCAACGAACCTAAGTGCCGGACTGACTGCCGACATGAACTCGCACATTGCGCTGTCCGTGATCGGTGGTCTGCTCGACTGCCCCGGTTGCACCCTCAACGTCCTGACTGACGCACCAGACGTGCCAAATCAGGCTTTGGGATTTGCAGTTGTAGCAACACCACTCCCGGCGGCCGTTTGGCTGTTCGGTAGCGGACTTGGCGTCCTCGGCCTCGTCGGCCGTCGGCGCAAGCAGAAGAGTGTCGTAGCGTAACGAGTACCCTGGCGCGGCGTTTGGCACCCGCGCCGGGGATTTACATAGGGGAATAGGCAATGGCATTCGAGATCATCCGCGAACCTGAGTTCGCCAAGCGGGTCAAGGAATGCCGCGAAAATATTGGCTTAAGCCAGGCGGACTGCGCCAGTGATATTGGCGTCAGCCGCCAGCACTGGAATAACTGGGAGATTGGCTACTGCAAGCCCAAGGGCAAGCGGCTGCGGCAGGTCGCCGATCTGCTTGAGTGCGATGAAGACTGGCTGCAGCACGGCGAGGGCTCAAACGACAAGCAAAAGATGTCCAGAGTGCTGCGCATGCTGCGGATCGCCGTGCGCGATCTTGATCACATCACCAAGGCTCTGGCTAAAGTGTAAAACGGAAAACAGATCGCAGCATGACGCAACTTTCATTTATTGAGCTTGTGAAACGGCGACCGAAGATTGCCCTGCGTCGAACGGCAGATCGCTGGCTGCAACTCGCAATCAAATCCTATGACCTCAATCGCCGCACTCAGGCAGAAGGCACGGCGTTTGAATATGTGCGTCGATTGCTTGGGAGAGGTTAATGAGTTTCGGTACGATACTGCATCGACCTGAGCCGGACAGGTGCCGCTCTAATCCCGGTGGTGCAAACGTGAGGGAAGGAAGCGTTTGCCGGTGCAGAGCCTATATGCGCCCTATGGAGACAGGAGGTTAATTTGGCCGAGCTAGATCGAATGATCGCGGAGTGCAAAGACCTCCGCGCCTACCATGTGGACCGCCGCAACAATGGCGTCCGTGGCGCGGGTATCGAGGCGCTGGCCGTCGCAATCAGGGAGCGGGCTTTGAAAGATGCCAAGGCTGCGCTTACCGCCGCAATGGGGACGACCGATGGATAAGATAATAGAATATCTTGAGATGCGACTTCGCATAACCGGGGCGGCATACGAAAAGTCTAAATCTGTCCAATGGCTGCGACGGCACCAAGAGGCCAATGTCATTTTGGACGAAGCCAAACGGATTCAACGAAAGCAAAAGAGGGATAAGGCGCGCCTGCCGCCGCATAGTGAAATTCCGCGC